ATCTCGTCGGTGTAGTGGGTAAGGATCGCCTCTTGGTTCTGGAGCTTCCCCATGATCTTCTTGAGGTCGTCCATGCCCATATGAAGGTGCGCCATCTCTTGGCCGTCTTTGCTCTCAATCTCGAAGTTGATAGGCGGTGCCTCAGCTTCCTTCTTGGACTCCGCCATAAAGTCCCCGGTCTCTTCTATGGCTCCTGTGGCATTCCCGAACGGGTTCGGCATCCCTCCCTTGGCAAGAAAGTCAGTGATCGCCATCGCTAACCTCCAACCCCAACGCCCCAGCCGGACCCTCCGCCGACACCAACGCCCCAGCCGCCTGCGCCACCAGCTCCGACTCCCCATGAACCAGCAGGGGCAGTCGTTGCGCCGCCACCTCGCCCAGCGAGCGCCCCGTAGATCCCTCCGGCGGCCGACGCGGCCCCCAGGATGTTGGCCGTCCCCTGATTGTAGGGCTTCATCATGGAGATGGCACTGAGCTGAGTGCCGCCCGCCCGCAACCCGGCATTCCCGGCCGTTCCGGCGGCTCCGAGACCCATGCCCATAAGGCTCGTCGTCTCCTGGAGCTTGCCCATCGCTTCGTTGACCCGTGAGCCGGTGAGCGCCTGCGCCAATTTGGCACCGTAGGATGGAGGCACAAGACCCGCTCCAACGTTGCCACCTGCCACCGCAGCCTTGCTCCCGGCCGCAGACGTGGCGCTAGAAGCCGCGTCTTGACCCGCTAGCGCGTCCGCAAGCCCCGTTCGCTGCCCCGCCCATGCTCCCGTAAGGTAGGACGGCTCGCCCCCGCCTGCGAGGCCAGCGTTGATGCCACTGATCTGACCCTGGAGCGCCGGGATGCCAATGCCGTACCCCTCCTTCGCAGTCTGCGATGCGGCAGCATAGGCGTCTGCGGATGCCCCTTCACCGGGACTTTGCTGGCTCATCTACCCTCCCGAGAACGCACCGTACAACCCACCGGCCACTCCGCCGATGAGCGTGCCCCACCCCGGGTCGATCGTACTCCCGATCGACGCCCCCGTGGCCGCTCCACCCATCGCAGAACCGAACTGACTCTGATTCGACATACCGCCGGCGGCACCAGCGGCGAGCCCGAGAGCACCACCACCCTGACCGATGGCCGTACTCGCCCCCACACCGAGCAGGCTCAGCAGGCTGTTGTACTGCTCAAGCCCGGCCGACGCCTCCTGATACTTGAGCGAGCGAGTGCCTGCCGCACGATCCTGTTCGAGCCCACGCACGGCAATGGAAGTCGAATCGGTGATCTGATTCGGCCCGAGCACAGCGCCCGACTGCTTGGCCTTCTGACCGAGAACCCCGGCTGTCTGGCCCTCGGCTGAGTTGATCGTGGTGTTGAGCTGGGAGAACGCAGGGGCGAACGCATTGGAGACCGATGAGGGGATGGCATTGAACCCGCCCGAGAGGTCCCCTGTGACCGACGTGAGCAACGACTGGATCTCGGGAAACGAGATGTTGGTCAACTGCTGCTGAAGCTGCGCCGCCTGAAACTGCGTCTGTGCAGCGGCTTCTTCGCGCGGACTCGACTGGCTCATTCCTGCTCCCTCATCAGCCTATCGACCAGCTTCAGTTCGTCCCCGGCCACCTCCACGAGGTTCAACCTGGCCCTCTCGTCAAGGATAGCACCGTTCGGATGGCGCCGCGCTGCGAGTGCGGTGAAGATGCGGAGCTGTCTGGAGTCGAACGTCCCGTTGAAGAACGCACAGCCGATCGCCACCTGGACACCCCAGAGGTTGGCGCCGGTCCAGCCCACGGGGAGCAGGGCTTCCCGCAAACGAAGATCCGCGCCGTGGAGGTTGCAGTCCGGGAACGCAAGTCCACGGGACGAGGTATCGGCGAAGATCGCGAACGAGAGATCGCAGTTCGAGAAGAGGTGCGCGTAGAACGTCGAGGCGTAGAACGACGCCTGGGGGAGCTTGGAGTCGAAGAACCCAGTATCGGTGAACGTTGCCGTGGAGAAGTCTGCAAGCCGCCCAGTGCATCGGACGAACTGGCAGCGGTCGAACACCGCGTTCTTGAAAATCGCTCCCGAGAAATCGCAATCCTCGAACGCCACCTCAGTCCAATTCGACCCGAAGGCGTTCGCCGCCGACAAGTCGAGCTTCTCGTAGCGGGCCGAGATCCCCTTATAGCCCTGCAACCTGCGCTTGAAGTTTGTGAGCGATCGCATTCAGCTTCTCCGTATGGCCGCCCGCGTGAGAGGACGCGGCGACAACCGCAACCGCACGCTGCGCCAACAGAGCCGTGAGCGTGGCAACATCAGCCAATGTGGTCGGATGAGTGCTGCGCAGGCGTATCTCATTCCGCTGCCCCTGCACCTCGAAAACGCACACAAGCCTCCAATCGTTCACACTATCCGGGTACATGGTGCAATCGAGAACCGTCACGCCCGGAGTGGGGGTTGTCCCGCGCAAGCTCGTGAAGGCGTCCACACGAGCCTCCCACACCTGCCCCTTCACCTCGATCTCAGCAAGGTGCGCATCGTGATCAAACTCCTGCTCCACAGGGACTTTATACGAAAACGGCATCGTGAGCCGGGTGAGCTTGATCTCCCCACTCACGTGAACGTGACCGTTATGTACGCCATGAGAGATGCGGACGAGGCTCATGGGTACTGATCCTTCGGCTTGTTGTGGGAGAGAATCCCATTGGCGACATAGTTGTGCGGACTCTTCTCCAGGGTCCAGTTGTAGACCAATCGAGGCTCCGAGAGGGTCTCGATCGCGACGACGGTCGAGGTAGACTTGTCGTACGGAGTACACACCATGATCGTCTCTCCCACCGTGATCGTCCGAGCCTCGACGTACCTGCACCGGCCATGCCAGATCGCAATGAGGTGACCAGGGCTGCAATGCAGCTCTGTCCCGTCTTTCAGGAAAATGCGAACCGTCTCCTCGACTCTCGAAACGTGAACCCGTGTGATCTTGTTCGCTCTGGAGATCCCGTCCGGGTGGGATTCCCAGGATATGATCTCGTCGCCCTCTTTCAGCTCACTCGCCGGGCGCAGCCCATTCACCGTCGAGATGAGAGTCTCCCCAACCACGCAGGGAACCGGGGGCACATACCCCCCACCAGCACCACCCTGATGCGCCCCGCCAGGCCAGTCTTGCGAGTTCATCACGTCGGTCCAGTTGGCCGGCAACCGCCCGCCGTTGACCATCGGACGGGTGATCGCGACCGTCATGGAGTTGCCCCCCGTAGCAGGGATGCCGCTCGTGTAAATCGCGAACGCAACATGGTCGTACTGGAGCGTCACCTTGAATGTGAGGCTCCCTGCGGGAGGCGCGGTGTTGAAGGTGACGGTCCCCGACCCGACGCTCGCGATCGTGTACGGAGTCACACTGACCGGCTGACCGGCCCACAAGACGTTCGCCCCGGTGAACATGGTATCGAGCTGGTCCCCACTGACCCACGTCCCCGTCGTCCCGCTGAAGGTGTAGGTACACGTCGCATCTACCGTCTTGTCGCTCTGGCCCGTGTACGCGCCGGTCTTCCACAGCACCGAGATCATCACGAACGGCGGCGGCGCGTTGGGCGAGGAATACAACTGCGGAATCGCCAGGGCCGGGAAACTCACGAACGTATTCCAGCGGACGACTGAGTTCGCAACGTCAACACCCTGCATCGACAGGTAGAGAAGACCGCCAGGGGACCCGCTGATCGTCGCCTGCCGCGCGTTGACTTGCAGGACAAGGTTCTCGTCTGCGAGGAACTTCGCCCGGTCGATGATCTGGATGATCCCCGCGAGCGTGGAGTCGGCCAGCAGAATCTCCCCGGTGAGCGCCGCACTCGTCACCATGAACGCCGGAATGGTCGAACCGCCGGGCATGTACTCCCAGATGGTATAAGCATCGGCATTCGACCCCACCGTGGCGGGGGTGGCGATCATCCGGTTTCCCGAGGTCTTGTAGTTCGGGTTCCAGTTCGCCCACGGGATCTGACCGTCCGCTGGGGTGACCCCGTACGCTCCAAGCTCAGCCGTCCCGAGCGCGACGTTCCCACCCGCGAGCGACGCCTGCGTGTAGAAATCGCTGTTGTACAGCCGGTTCGACACGTTGTCGAGGTAGATGTCAGGACCGCTCTCCGTGCCGTTGTTGCCAATGACCCCGTAAACGATGATGACGCACCCCATCGTATATACCTGAGCAGGTCCCGACGTGGGCGCGGAATTCACCGTGAGCGACGTCGGACTCGCGACCGCCTTAACCTCGTACCCAACACCGCTGATGAAGATCGTCTCGCCGACCATGCCGAGCTGGAAAGGGTCCCCCGAGGTCTGCGTGACCGTGGTCCCGCTCACACTGACGTAACCCGCGTAACTGAAGGGGTTCTCCGTTCCCTCGACGTTGACCGTGGTGATGTAGTAGACGTAGACCCCAGGATCGGACACGAGGAAGTCGTAGCTCGGGCTGGTCGGATCGGTGATGAAATCTCGGTCGGTGTAGCTGTACGTCCCCGAGAGCACGATCGACGTGTCATAGGGAATGGACACGATCGGTGTCGTCGGCCGCGCGGTCGCCGTGATGTGGCTCACGGTCCCCACCCGCTGCCGGTAGACGTTGAAGTGGCTGATCGTCGGGTCCTGGAGCAACGCCAGCGTCCACGATAGGCTGGCTGTGACGCCTTGGATGGTGTAGCTCCCCAATGTCGGCTCAATTGGCAGAGGCAAGGAGCTGGTGAAGCCGAAGGGGAATTCGACGTACGGGCTGTTCAAGACATCTGGTCGGCGAGTGCCGGCCAGAGACACGGCTACGAAGTATAACCTCACCTTGTGCGGCTGCGCGACGGTCTGCGTTCCGTTGACCCACGGGTAGATCGCGTACTGAGCGCCAATGGTCGTCTTCCATGAGGGCGAGGTCGCGATGACAAGCTGCGGGGGAACGACCGAGGGAAAGACGTTCGTAATCAGGTAGTCCCACGGGACAGTCTGCACAGACGGGTCGCTCCCGTCGATGACGGTGATTCGGCGGCCCGCCCAGGCCGTGTTCCACTGCGCCTGCACCGACGGATCGAGATAGACGCTGATCGACCCGTGGACGATGTCCACCGACCCCACGGAGTAGACTGGCGGAGCGTCCGGCTCCATGAGGAACTGACCCTCGATAAGGCCGCTGGAGAGCGCCTGCGCGGAGAGAGCGAAGAACGGCCCCTCACTGTAGGACGACATGCTCGGGTCATTGTCGAGGTAATTCTGGATGTAGACCTGGAACCCGGAGAGGTTGAGATTGAGCGGGGTGAAGGACCAGGGCACGTCATTCAGCACCCCCAGGTTGGTCGTGAGGGTGATCTGCGACGTGGAGTCCACCGACTGCACGACACACACCTTGGAGTTGATGACAATCTGCTGGCCGTACATCGCATCGTAGAACAGGTCTCCCGAGATCAGCGAGACGACGGACTGCGCCGCCGACGAGACGTTGCAGAAGCCGGTCAAGGTTCGCGCGGTCGTCGGGGGCTTCGCGGATACCGTAACCTGGAGCACCGACTTCCCGTTGCTGCCGATCGACTCGAAGTACGCCTCCGGATTGCTCACGTCCTCTGGGATGGCGGAAGAACTCATGGCCCCGTAGATCGAAGGATTGTAGATCGGGTTCGTGGGGACCGACTCGATGTTGTTCGACGAGTACGAGACGGCGAAGAACCATCCGGGCTTCCCGAGATACAACCTGTTCTGCATCGTTACGTTCGTATTGTTTGATGACGCAGCAACGGAAAACACGACGTTCGACGCCTTAAACAAGCTCGCAATGATCGCCTGATTTGGCATAGTCGGAGACCCGGTGAAAGCCTGCGGCGCGAAGTAGACCTTGTATCCCGCGATCCCGGATGTCGCGACAACCTGCCCGAGGGTGAAGTCGAGGTGCTCGCCGTCACTCGACAGGAAAACGGTGAACGTGGTCGGGGACGCCGGGACGTTCGACGAGGTCTTCTGAGTTGAGGGATAGGTTGCAGGGACCAACGGACCCTGCATCAATTGATCCTGGTACTTCACGGCTGCACCGGCCCCTGCTCGTTGACCAGAGAAGCGATGATATCCATGCTCATCAGCTCCAACGGGATGGTCGGCGTGTTGGCCGGCCATGTCACCTGAATGTCGAACCGATGCCCCATGCACGGGAGCGCGGCACGCCACACCAGCTCAGCCGTCGTCGGGGAGTCAACAGGTGTCCCGTACGTAGGAATGACAGCACGATACTGATCCATCATCACGACGAAGGGCTCTGCCGAGCGCACCGACCGCCCGTCGTCGATTCGGATCGTCGCTGTCCACGGGTAGTTCGCCAGGTCGAGCGCCGAGAGACCCGAGACGTAGATCCTGATCTCGTGCAGGATCTTCATCGTCGTAGAGCCGAAGTCCATCGGGGCCGTACGGATGAACGCCGGAGTCGAGCTGAGCGACGGCGGGAACTTCGACATCGTGAACTGGACGATGGACGCCTTATGAGTCCCCCCGACCAGGGTACTCACGGCAACGTAATACGCCGGAGTTTGCCCGGTGATGTACTGCGCGGTCATCGGGCAAATGGCGCTCTCCGACCCGACCGTGAGGCTCGTCTGGATGAAAGAGAAGCGCGTCCACACCTTGTTCTCGTAGTCGAGCGCGTAGAAGTCCGACATTCCCGTCTGCTTCGGCGCGAAGCAGAACAGCAGCATCCGCGCCCCCGGCATAATGATCTGCCGCATCCGCACGTTCGCGAGCGTGGTGAGGCTCGAGAAGGCGTCGAGCACATCCTGAATGGGCTGAGACAGTTGAACATTCCCGTTCGACGGGGAGTAGGTGTACAGGCGCCAGTCAGGACCGAGGTAGACGACATTCGGAGAACCGTCCTCCGTCTCCCCAGCGAACTCCATCATCTGATAGTCGCCAACGCCGAACATGGTCGAGGAGAACTTCACGAGCTGGTAGTTCGTCTCGTTCGTTCCCGCGATGTAGTAAGCGTAACGATCGGTCGTAACGATGAGGTAGTCCCCGAAGAGTTTCATGCCCGTTACCCGGCCATCCTCAGCCGGGATACGGAGGATGTTGTTCCCCGGATAGCACTCCTCGGGAACCCCGATGAGGATCTGCACGCTGTCACCCGAGAAGACGATGGAACTCTGATCAGTGACGGGGTTTCCCCACACACGCCCGTTCCAGTACGCTTGGTGTTGGAATATCGGTGGTGGGTCGTTCGTGCCCACCGGCCCCTGAAACCCACCCGCGTTGATGAGGTAGCTGTCCGGGTAAATGTCATCCCAGGCCGCGCTCGTCGCAACGTTGCTAGCGATGGTGATGAAGTTCCCGTTGGTGTCAGCGAGCGGGAAGAGCACGGACCCTCCGTCCAGGAGCGTACGGAAGATGACGATCTCGGTGAACCGCAGCTCCCCCGTCCCCAGCGTGGCGAACGAGCCCGCAGGAAAGTGGATGCTGTAGAGGTTCGTCTGGTTCGTCTCGGTCACAGTGAGGGCCTGGCTGATGTTACCCATATGCCCCGTCACCGGATCATAGTAGGCATAAGCGTAGGTCGGACCTGCGTCGAGCCAGGTCAGGCCGCCCGTGCCAAGGTTCAACGTATAACCTTGTGCCCATGCGGTTACACCGGCATAAGGGTTGAGGAGCTGGATCTGATAGTTCGTGTAGCCGGCGGGGAAGGTGACAGCCGTCCCCGTCTCGTTCGCGACAGCCGCCGACGTGAGGTTCACCGTGGTCGTCGAGACGCTGTTGATCTGATAGCTCCCGACGACGTAGTAATGACCAGCGCTGGTCCGAAGCGTGAGCCCCTGCATCCCGTCAGGCCATGCGCTGTTCGCCAACGCGGTCAGGCTTCCGTTCGTGAAGTTCATCGTACCGGAGGACCACCCGGAGGTCTTCACCCCCGCGTTCGTGATGATGTAGGCGACCCCACCGATGATGATGGTCATGTTGGCGACCGTGAGTCCGCTCCAGCTTGGCGAGCCGGAAACCTGCGTCACCCACGAGCTGCCCTTGACAACTGAGACGGAGCCGTAGGACATCCCGCCCGAAACTCCGTAGAGGTCATACCCCAGAGGAGGGGTCGGGGGGGCCGCAACGCCGACATCGTAGACTTTGGGGAAGGGCCCGGGGAGCCCCGGCCGCAGGTCGATGATAAAGTTGTTCGTTGCGCCCCAGGAGACGAAGCAACGGCTCTTGATGTTCGTGAAGATCGCCGGGGTCGCCGTTCCCGTCGTCGCCTTGCGCACAACCCCGTTCGTGTAGTCCCAGATACGGTTCGGGTTAGCCGTGTCGGCCGGACAGTAGTTGTGCCCGAGCAGGGTGTTCGTCACCACCCCGCCCGCCGTGGTCGGGTAGGCCGCGTAGTTATGGATGACGAGCGGGGAAATGAGGCCATACGTCGAGGTGTCGGCGGTGGTACCAACGACACTTAATGTCTCCGTGATCTTGCGCCAGCGAGCGTTGTAGATGAGAACCTGAGCGATGTCCCTGGTGTCCTGGTTGGGGATCAGGGTGTGCAGGCCCGTCTTGATGCCACCCCTGCCAGGCTTATCGGGGAAGAGAGTGACCTTGGTAGCATTCTCGAACATCAGGCCCTCTTCGCCGTTTTCTCGTTCGCTCTTCGGATGGTCTCCTGCAACCCCTCGGTGGTCTCCTTGGTCGATGCGTAGGAGAGCAGCGCCGTGGCGGCCCGGTTGGTGACGTACGCCATCATCTCGTCAGCCTTCACGAACCCGTAAATCCTACGGATCTCCGCTTCTGCCCGCTCGAGGATCAGATCGTCCAGCTCGTCAGGAGTCGGGAAGTACGCACCGAGCCCAAGCGGCGCCGGAGTCATCCGGTGGTACATGAACGAGAACACCGTCTGTGCGGTCGGGTTCTTCGCCGCGTCAGGACCAAAGACGGCCTGCCATGCCGAGGTCCCGTCGAACACCTGGGTCCACGCTCCGAACAAGCCCGGCGTCGCCGATGACGTTGCCGATCGCATCTTCTGAAACTCATCGAACGGCAGGAACGCCACGGGAAGGTTGCTCCCAGGCAGCGTGATCGACGCCATCTTGCCGGGGTTATACGCAGCCGGGAGAGCGACGAAGAGACTGTTGACCGAGAGCGCCAGGTTACCGAGGATCTCGTTCCACACGAAGTCGCCCATCGACTCGATCCAGCGGTACGCCTGGTTGAGCTTCCCGAGGCAGAAGGTGGAGTCGAGGTTCGTGTTGTTGAACCTGTACTGGAGTTCGAGAACCATCGCAGAAGTTGTGAGGGTTGTGCTCATGGCGTCACCGGCCCTGTGATGACGAGTCCCGAGGGATCGACGATGCTGTTCTGCGCCTGGCTCCACATCGGGTACATCGCAAATGCGTCGTCGATCTGCGTGGCGATCCGCTGCCTGAGCTTCTGAATCGCCTGGTACCCGAGTCTGTACGCGACCTCCCAAGTCGCATCGTCGTTCGTCCGCTTCACCTCAGCCTCGGTCAGGTGCTCCAGAATGATGTCCCACGTGGGCGGGATCGCCGTCGCGTCGGTGAGCAGCGACGGGTCGCTCGTGTGCTTGTTGTACATCATCCGGTACTCGGTCGTCGTCGAGGGGGGCGGGTCAAGACGAATGAGGAAAACCTTGTTCGTGTCGTCGTACCCACACTCACACCACTGAAACTGGAGGTTGTTGAAGAACACTCCACGCTGGATGGTGTTCGACTCGATCCGGTAGACCGAGGTGTTGAGGAGCCTGTACCGCAGGCCCGGATTGACGATGCAAACGATCCCTCCAGGCTCGCAATCGGACGGCAGTGAGTACGTGTCCTGGTAGATGGTGTAGAGACCATCCGTGATGTCGTAGCCGAGGTTGATCGTCTGAGCGAGCGTCGCGGCCCCCGTTCCCGAAAACGAAAGGACTGGGTAATCGACGTTCGCACCAATCGACAGTTTCTTGTATAGCCATGAAGTGAGCCAGGTCGTCCCGCTGCCGGCGAGTGCCGCCGTCTGGTCAGTGATCGACACGGTGCCCGCATTGTAGAGCGGCTGAATCTGGATGTTGTAGCTCGCCTGGGTCCACGGCCAGAGGTAGTTCTGGTAGACCTGACGGTGCCCCCGCATGAACGCTTCGTAGATTTGGTCGGTGCGGTACTTACCATTCATCTTCCGGTAGACCACACCGATGATGTCGAGCAGGGACTTCGCCATGCGTCACCCCTTCGGTGGAAAGAGTGCTGTGAACGCTGCCAGAGCGACCTCGGGAGAACCGTCGCCGTGCAGAACTTCCCTGTGCATGATGAGGAGAAGGTAGCGCCGACGCGCATCGTCGGCGGACGCCTTGTCCGGGAACACCCCACCATCGTAGAGCGGGCTCTTTCGCTCGGCGTACCGCTCGACCTTCTTGATGCGGTCCTTCTTGAGGAAGGTCATCCACAGCGTCAGATCCGTCCTCACGATGTCCCTATCGTACGGACGCAAGAGCATGTCTCCGGGATCTGTCACGGTGACCTTGATCGGCGCCACCCCCGGAAGCGTCTCACGCCTCATCGCCTCAGCTTGCGCGTTGTACTCTACTGGTCGTCCTTCCATCGTTCACCTCATAGGCCGGTCTTTTGGTCGAGCAGAGACCGGCAAGAACTGCTATCCGAGACCTACAGGTTCCCCATGAAGTTGACCCGGCACGGAATCAGCTCCGGGCCGGCGCCAGTGAACGCGAACAGCGGGATGACGTTCGCGCTGCCCATGTAGAGGTTGACCGGGATCGCCGCGGTGGCGCCAGTGCCACCCGGCTGCACCGGGGTTCCGGTGATGACGCCGGCCGCGCCAGCCACGGTCGGGACGCCCGAGACGATCGCCGTGCCGCTGCCCACCGCCTGGACGAGCGCGACGCCGGACACCTGGATGAGCGTGAAATACCCGCTCGTCACAGTGGCGAGCGCCACACCAACCGGAACCACCGTCGCGGTCCCGACGATGACGTGACCGTTACGGATGAGGGCGGCGTTCGTGGAGTTGGTCAGGACAGCCGACAGCGCGTCGGCGTCGTAGACGTTCCCCGTGTTGTTGAGGTCACGCTGCGAGTTGGTGATGGTGCTCGCCGCGTTGGCCTTGATCGGAAGGATGGTCGGCCCCGGAGACGAGCCACCGTTCTCGACGTACAGCCAGTTGCCGATCTCGGCGTTGACGGTCAGACCGGCAGACGAGAGCGCCTGCACGGCCACGGACGAGCCGGCCGACAGCACCGTCTCGGTCGTCGCGAGCGCGTAGCCGACGAGTTGTCCGTTGGCGAGAGCGGCGTCGGCCTTCACGTACATGAAGGCGTTCTTGTGCCTCTCGTGGAAGAACACAGCGCCGAGTTCCATGCGCTGCGTCGAATCGTTGAGCTGCGACGAGTCGATCCACGGGAAGCTCGCCAACTGCTGGGTGAAGGAACTCGGTACACGATCCTGATTGAGATGGAAGAAGCTCATGCTCGCCTCCTACGCCGACCAGCCGTCGAGGACGGCCGAGAACATCCGCGCCTTGGTAATGAGAGCCAGGCGCAGGGTGAGAAGCCTGATGTGGACGAGCTGGTTCGGCCACGTGCGATCGCTCGACCACTTGAAGAACATCTGCGAGTCACACCAGAACTGGATGAAGTCCCGGTTGATCATGTACAACCGCGCAGCCGGACACTGCCGGTCCCAGTACCACGGACGGCCCTTGTACATCAACCGCGAGAAGGACAGGTCGCCCCTCTCCTCGTGATTGGGGTCGTTGTAGTGGATCAGCTTGAGCTGTGTCGCGTTGTAGTACTCGTACACAGTCTGATCCGAGATGAGGAAGTGCGGCTGGGTCGCGCCGTCGGTGCAGTTGTTCCACGCCGACTCGATGTAGTCCGAGACGGCGCCGTTGACACCGTAGTTGGCGAACGAGCCGCACGAGGTGGTTGCGTTGTTCCTCCACCACGTGTAGGCTGTCGCATCCAGCCCGCCGACCGCACCGGCAGTCGGGTTCGTGGAAGGGGTTGTGGAGATCGCCGCCGCAAGGCCGGTGATCGCCCTGTTGTTGTAGCTCGTGCCGTCACCGTAGGTGAGGGTCCCGAGCAGGTTTCGCAGTGACCGGGTGAGCTGGCGCAACCGCGACTCGAACAGATCGAAGATCTTCTCCTTCGAGCTGTTGTTCGAGATCCACTCGACCTCGGAGATGGTCGCGGCGCCGCCAAGCTGACGCCACGAGTAGATGTACGGGAGCGCTGTCTCGGACGGCGTGGTGTCCATCCCGTCGTACGCCTCGAACATCTTGACGTTGCTGTTCTGACCGTACTCCACGGCGCCCTGTACCGCGTAGGACCCCGTGTCCATGTGCTTGTAGTTGTCGAAAAGCTCCTTGAGGATCGGACGATCCTCGATGAAGTTCTTCGTCAACCCAGGCAAGTAGTTGGTGATCGTGCTCGTGAAGAACGAGTCGAACGTTGTGGTGGTTGACGGAGCAGTCATTGACTAGCCTCCAACATGCTCTTTCCACGCCCTTTCCATCGACTCCCTAGCGTCGATGGGCTCTCCGCCCTTCCCGGGCGTCGCCTGGATTCCACCAGCGCGGCTTGTCGTGGAAGGAGATTTCTTGAGGCGGTCCTGATGAGCACGGAGCGCCTCTTTGATTTTGGTTGGAATCGAGGCTTCAAGCGCCTTGTACGCTGCCTCGATCTTCTGCGCGTGAACGAAGTACGTGATCCCCTCGAGGATTCTCGGAGCCATCGCATACCCGCTAGCCCTCGCAGCAGCCTGGAGATCAGGACGAGAACGAAGAACCTCCTCGACTTCCTTGCTGTACTCCTTGAAGTGCGGGATGCTGCGCTCGGCGTACCCGATTGCCTCAGTGAGTGCAAGGTGATTCTTCACCGGATCAAGCCCGCGCTGAATCTCAGCCTGCACGAGGTCCGCGACGGCGCTCGTATCCCCCTCGGCGATCTTCTGCTTGATCTGCTCGACGAGGTCTGGAGTCGCCTCGACGCCTTGCGCCTGGAGCCTCTGGATCGTGCTTGTCAGGATGGCGTTCTCTTTGGTAAGAGATTCCTCCTGGAGCTTTCTCCGCTCCTCCGCGAGCGCCTGCGTCTTCTGCGTGTAGTCCTTGTGCATCAGCATCCGGTCGCGAATGTTCGCCGGAAGCTTGTCGAGGGGAATCTTGTCGAGATCGAGGTTCGCCAGCGCCGAGAAGTCCGGCGTGGAGTCGTCGCCCTTGGCCTCCGTTGGAGGTGTGGCGCTCTCCTGGTCGAACTCGTCCAACACCTTGGCTAGTTGTGGGTCCACCGTGGGCTGGGCGACTTCGCCCGTGGCCGTGGGGTTGCCCTCGTTTTCAGCCATCACGTCTCCTTCCCCGTAGTCGAATCTACGACTACAGTGTCGTTCCTGTCAACTTTTGGTATGGAGTACATCTTACCTCCGACGACCGTTTCATCCCATCCCCGCTTCGCCGCAGCAACGAATCCGGCATGGTCCCACGGCTCCTCGGGCTCATGCGAAGCGTTGACCGAGCGCCGGTACTCGTCGGGACCTATGAGCTGGAACCCCTTTTCCTTGACGTACTTCTGGTGCTCGTCGAACGACGAGAACGACCTCCCAAGCTGGACGTTGTACCCCGGCTTGAACCACGTCGAGCCCGTCTCGGTTCCAGTGATCGCGGGAGAGCGAAGCCACAGGATATGCAGCACCCCACCGCAGCCCGCGCACAGGGCTCGCCCCGAGCGCACGACCTCCACATCCGCGATCATCACGTCGCGGTAGAGCTGCCCACAGGCTACACACCTCAGATCGTGGATGACCATTACATCGCCCCCGCTCCGGTGGCCCCGGCATTCGGGTCGCCCCGCTGCCCCGACGGCTCCCCGGAAGGCTGCGAACCGGCCTGGCCCCCCTTCATCTGCTGCGCGAGCGCCGTTAGCTCACCGGGCGAGAGAGCGGCCTGGACGAGCTTCGCGCCCTGTTCGAGGATCTGCTCCGGGTGCGCTTTGAGCGCGGCCGGGTTCTTCTGAGCCTGTGCGAGGATGACAGCGAACTTCTTTGCCTCAGCCTTGTAGTTCTGGAAGAACTGCTCAACGTTTCGGAACTGGAACACCTCGCCCATCCGAATGATGAGCGGCTCAAGCGGATACCCTGCCGCCTGGAGCACGGGAGCCACAGTGTTGAAGAAGTTCAACTCCATCTGGCGCCGCGACTCACTCGTGCGCGGCATCGACGTACCGGCGAAGACCTCGAAGTGGAACTGACCCTGGATGTCGTCACGGGTGTACTGCTTCCACATCGAAAGTCCCTGAGCCTCTTCGGGGAGAACCCGCACGTACCGATCCTCGTTCATGGTCTGTTGGAGGAAGAGGACGTGCTTCTGCCCGAAGAGCCGGGTGAACTCGGTAATCGCGTCAGTGTACTCGTTGAGCCGCTGATCCTGCCGCTCCTTCATGGCGACAGCCTCTCGGGCCGACCGAGTCTGTGCCATACCACCACGCGCCGGGGACCCGAACCCGACGATATCGGTGATCTCCTGCACGACGAGTTGGCGAGCAGCGGCAGCCTCCTGTTTGATCTGAGGCTCCTGGAGCGCCCAAATCACGTCCTCGGATTGCGGGAGAGTCTTACCGCTCGCGGTCTCCGCCACGAGATCCTCCGACTTGAGGGTGATAACACAGTTGTCCGGGGAATCGTCGGTGATCTTCGCCTTTTGTGTGGCATCGAGAACGCTATCGTACGTAACGAACTTGCGCCACTTCGTCGTAGCGTCGGCGTAGATCCTGGAGTCGATCTTGTTTATAACCTCAAGCTGCTTCGCAATCACGTCGATAAGGGGGATCGGGTAGAACCCGGTCGGAGATGGGAAGAAGTACATCAACGTGACAGGGAAGAAGTCCAGGCCACCAATGTTCAACTCTACCGGCCAATCGACTTCCCACGTGTGATCCTTGTCCGCGTCACAGAAGTACACGATCTTCTTGTTTACCTTGTCGTGCACCTCCCACATGCAGATTGTCCGAAAATCAGGGTCCTTCTCCCTTTCCGTCTTTGCCGGTGTCGAGGAATCATTCTTCTGAAACGTCGACGCCTCGGGGAAGTTGTCGATCTCCTTCGGAAGGTCGTCCCCAAACACCTCGTCGTTCTTCACGTCACTGATCGTCGGATAGAACCGAATAGCAATGTACTTGTGGTCCGAGAGATCGAGTCGGGTCCCAGCCGGATCTACGAAGAAGTCCTTCGGGGGAACCCTATCTCCGAGGTATTGCTGAGACTTGAGAAACTGCTCATCTTCACGAAAGTCCTTGTCGTTTCTGACCTTCTCGATTACCGCTCCGTATCCGTCCGTGAAACAATCCAATACCGCCATGTTCCCGGTCTGCTTGAGACGCATCACGTCGAAATCGTAACGCACCACATTCGTCATCAGCCTGGCCGCCTCTGACTTCTGCTTGTCGTCGTACGCTTCGATCATGCACTCGGGATTCTGGATGTAGCACGTCGAGATCAGGCTGCGGAACAACCCCCAGGCGTAGGCGCACTGACCGAGAGACTTCTCGTTAGACTCATCGCGCCCGAAGAGAAGAACCAGGTTGCGCTTGTGATTCTTGAGATTCTCATCCTGGTACTCCTGCATCTTCTTCAGGCGTCCTGTCCAGGGGTTCTTCTTCTTCTCCGGGTCTTTTGCTCGTCTAGGCATTGTTCATCCTCTCTTCGTGCAAGCGAGCTTCTTCAAGCCTGGCGGCATCCTCGGGCGACAGGAAATAGCTGAAAGTGAGAACCTTCGCCGCGTTCTGCTCAACTGCCTGCTCTTCTGACTTCATGGCGTCCACGCGGACCCGAGCCGTGTTCTGCGCAATGGCGAGAGCGTCTAGAAAGTCAGTGTAACGTGATGCAGTACCTCGCACCAACTCACTCTTGATCTCGCGCTTGAGCGCCGGGTCGATCTCCTCGGCAAAGAAAATTTGACCGTGCTTGAACCGGGGAATCAGAGACTTCCAGCGATCCGCCTTCGCCTCATTGCGCGTGGTAGGAATCCAACGAATGTGCAGACGATGCCCACGAGTCCCCTGCTCAAGCTTGAGCGAGTGATCCAGGTACGCCATGTGCTCATCCTCGATGAGGAACGGGATGGTCGGGTACAACTTATCAAACTCGAATAGTTCCGAGATGAACTCAACAGGTCCCCACTCACGGCTTCCGAAGCCGTCGAGTACGTAGAGATTGGCATAGCGATCGAAGCCGACAACAAGACCTGCGGCCCAACAGCCAGCCTCCATGCCTTTTCGGTGTTGGTTTGGGTCCACAGTGCATCGAACATCCCGGAGGTTTTGAGGGAACTTGGCACGAGGGAGGAAGCGAATCTGTTCGTCATCGGTTATCATCCCCCTCACTCCCACGGGGTCGTTGAGGTAGTTGCAGGAGAACAGGTACGGACCAAGGAGGTCCTCCTGCTCGCGGAGAAATGCCTCGGTCTGTTTCGACGGAAAGTAGAGCGGCCCATCGGTCGCGCCAACGTCGATATGCGCGCCGTGCTGGAGTATCAGCCACCTCGATTTGTAGTCCGAATTCTCTCTCGCCTTGTCCTCGATCATCCGCAGTACGAACCCGGGCACGTCGTCATCGTGCCAACGCGTTCCGTTGATCGTCGTCCTGGCCGGCCGCCCCGCAAGGTCCACGGGATCAAGCAACGGCCACATGAGCCGGAAGAAGGTGATCTTCTTCTCGCGCTGGTCCACGGTGCGAACAGACTGCTCGCCCATGAGATCGTCGTAGTACGCCTCGTGACAGTGCCATCCTGTGTTCGGCCGCTTCTCCGACGTGATCCAGAAACTCGGCTGCGGGATCTCGGCACGCTCCCCCGCCTCAATGCGCGGACGCAGGTTAATCCCATCGCCACCGTCACGCACGAACGACAAGCGCGATCCGCGCTGATTGCGATTGCCTTTGACCCACAGGTCGCCGAAGTCCTCGGCAATCCTGCCCTCGTATCCGCCGGCAGAGAGCTGACCCTCGATGACATTGAGGGCGCGGCGCCCAAGCGAGAGCGTCTCACTGGCGAACATGATCGAATGGTACGGATTGTCAAAGAGGTGGATCTGCCGGAACTGCTTCCACACCATCGCACCCACGGCAATGGACGACTTGTAGGTTCCACGTGGAACGATGAGCATGCAGTTCGGAGTTGAGTCCTCTTTCTCCGCGTGCTCGATGTACGAGATCATCTCCCGATGCGGCTGCTCCTCGAGGTCAAGACCCCAGTACCCTTCCTTCGAGAGGAAGAAGTAGAGGGAGTCAAGCCCCTGCTGCGCGCGATCAGAGAGCGTCATGTCATGTTCGCCTCAACCACCTCGGTCGAGCCGTCGGAATTGACAATAACCGACGCCGGAACTTCTCCTCCGCCCTTGACCTCCATCTTTATCATCCGAGCCCGAGCCTCCTTCAAGGGAGAATACTCGCGCGGCGGTCCCTGTGGTGCAGGTTGAGGCACGCGAGCGTCTTCGCCGATCATCTGTGGTGCAGACTGCACCACCACCGCGCCTCTCACCCGGAACGTTCGCACCGTCTCAAGCCGCACGAAGAGCTGCTGCGCAGGCCCTTCGGTGATCTTGAGGAACGCCCCGTCAATAACCGCCTCAAGCCCGGCAAGATCGACCGTCTCCTCCCCGTCGATGTAGTCCACCTCAACGACAACGGGCCAGACGGGAGCCCGCTGTGCGGGCGCCGCGATCTTCTTGCGTGGACCTCCGATGAGTCTTTGTGTCGCCATGTCTCCTCCTACGAGACCTTCGTCGGTGCGTGGATGTCTATCACCTCACACGGACGCACCGTGCCGTCTACGTTGTGCTGGTACCCGACACAATGCGTTGGTGTGACAGTGACCGTCGGCGTCGGCGTCACGGTGGCCGTGAATGCTGGTGTCGCCGTTGGCGTGGAAGTTACTGTAGCCGTTGCTGTTACAGTCGGAGTCACGGTCGGGGTGAGCGTTGGCCCTCCCGGCGTGATCGTCGGCGTGATGGTCGGGGTGATGGTGACGGTAGGCGTGACGGTCGGAGTCGGGGTGATCGTCGGCGTTCCGGTCGCCGTGGCGGTCGGTGTAGACGTGACCGTAGGCGTCGGCGTCGGGGTGACGGTGAAGGTCCACATCGGGGTCGCCGTGGGAGTCGCGGTGATCGTCGGCGTAAACGTCGGGGTTGGCGTGAGCGCCGTCGCCGTGAAGTTCTCGCCCCCCATGTTCCCCGTCACGGTTAAAGTGATCGAGGTCGGACTGAAGATGTACCCCGCCTTCTCCGCATCGATCGTGTACGTCTGGCCGCCTTGCAACACGGCACCCGAGGTGTAGTTCCCGTTCGAGTCCGTCGTCGCAAGCTGGAGATGCGGGCTCACGGTCCAGATGC